GGAAGCATCATCTTTCGCACGATGGACACGCCCGAGCGGATCGTTGGCTATGAGGTGGCCGATTCGCTGGTGGACGAGCTCGACACGCTCAAGACTGAGCAGGCCCGCGAGGTCTGGAACAAGATCATTTCCCGCAACCGGCAAAAGAAGCCGGACGGCAGCTTGAACACTGTCGCGGTCGCCACGACGCCTGAAGGCTTCAGATTCGTCTACGAGCGCTGGCAAAAGAGCCCGGCACCCGGCTACCGGATCATCAAGGCCACGACGTACAGCAACGCAAGGAATCTGCCAGAGGGCTACATCGACAGCTTGAAGGCGTCGTACCCATCGGCTTTGCTTGCGGCCTACCTCGAAGGCGAGTTCGTCAACCTGACTGCCGGTAGCGTCTACCCCGAGTACGACCGCAACCTGAACGCGAGTGACGTGACGATCAAAGCGGGCGAGGCGCTGCATGTGGGGCTGGACTTCAACGTAACAAAGATGGCAGCAGTGGTGCATGTGCTCAGAGATGGCGAGCCGCATGCGGTAACGGAATACACAGACGTATTCGACACCCCGGCCATGATTGCGCTGCTGAAGTCGCGCCATGCAGGGCACTCGATCATGGTCTATCCGGATGCGTCAGGAGGGTCGCGCAAGGCCAACAATGCGAGCGTTACCGATTTGTCATTGCTGCGTTCGGCTGGCTTTACGGTCTGCGTAAACAGCCAGAACCCGGCCGTGAAAGACCGGATACTGAGCGTGAATGCGCTGATTCACAAAGATGGGCAGCGACGGTACCGGGTGAATGTCGACACCTGTCCGCACCTGGTGGAGTCGCTCGAAAAGCAGGCCTACGACAAATACGGCGAGCCCGATAAGGCTGGCGGGCTTGATCACGTTATCGATGCCGCTGGTTACTTCATTGCGTACAAATTCCCGCTGGTGAAACGCACCGCGAACAAAATTGAATTGAGAGCTTTCTGACATGGCAGACGTTTCCACCCCATTGCCCGCGTATACGGCAATGCTTCCTGACTGGCAGCTTGTCGATGCACTCAAGGGCGGTACACGCGCCATGCGGGCGGCTGGCAAGGCCTATTTGCCGCAATGGCCAGCCGAGGATGACGACGATTACAAGATTCGCCTGCAATCGGCTGTGTTGTACCCGGCACTGGCCCAGACCGTTGAAAACATGGTTGGTCGGGTATTCATGCGCCCGATCGTTCTGGGTGAGAGCGTGCCAGATGTCATTCGCCAGCAGACGGCAGACTTTGACCTGCAAGGCTCACGCCTGGATATTGTCTCTGCGCAGTGGTTTGACCAGGCACTGACCTATGGCCTTTCCCATGTGCTGATTGATTACCCTCGGGTCGAGGGTCAGCCTCGCAACCTGGCCGAAGAGCGGCAGATGGGAAACCGGCCTTATGCGACGGTCATTAACCCCAAACAGGTGATTGGCTGGAAGTCGGCCCGCATCGGCGGCGTTGAAAAGCTCACCCAGGCGCGAATCCTTGAGCAGGCCACTGAAGATGATGGCGAGTATGGTGTTGAGGCGCACGAGCAAATCCGTGTGTTGTATCGCGGCGGCTTTCAGGTGTATCGAAACACGGACTCTAAGTGGGTGCTGGTCGATGAAGGGCTGATGTCTGTCGAGGATATTCCCCTGGTCACGCTGTACACGAACCGAACAGGCTTCATGACGGCGACACCGCCGCTCATTCATCTGGCCAACCTGAACATCAAGCACTGGCAGCAGCAGTCTGAGCAGGACACCAACCTGCATATTGCGCGTAACCCGATCCTGTTTCTGACCGGTATCGATGACGGCGAAATCAAGTTCGGCAGCCGGTATGCGCTGACATCAAGCCAGCCAGACGCCAAGGGCTCATACATCGAGCACACGGGCGCCGCGATTGCCGCCGGCCGCCAGGCGCTCGAAGACCTGAAAGACGAAATGCGCGAGGCCGGGGCGCGCCTCTTGAAGAAGGGCCAGGCCGCCGCGAAGACAGCGACGGAGAGCCGCGATGATTCGATCAATGAGCAGTCCCAGCTGGGGCGCATGGCCCAAGCGCTGGAAGATGCCTTGGATCTGGCCTTGCAGTACATGGCCGCCTGGCAGGGCCTTGAGCAAGACGCCGGCGCTGTGGCTGTGAATGATGACTTTGATATCGAGGTGATTTCCGATCAGTCGGTCCAATCGCTGGTGCAGATGGCCGCCACCGGTCAGCTGTCGACCCAGACGCTCTTTACCGAGCTGCAGCGCCGAGGGATCCTGTCTGATGACCTGGACTGGGAGGCCGAGCAGGAGCGTATCGTTTCTGGTGGCGTTCGAGAGCTGGCATGAACCGTATTGAGCAGATTATTGCAGCGGGGCTCTTGGGCAACGAGATCGTCGCTCTGAGGTTTGCGGCCGCGCAAGAGCGTGAAGTATCGGCCAAGGTTGAAACACTGCGGCGCATTGCCCGAAAGCTGGGCATTGAGCTCAAGCTTGATACCCCTGCCGAACAAGCGAAAGCCATTCGTGATTTTGGCGCTGAAGCCTCTGCTGTGTTTGATGCTATTGCCACCCAGCAGGCGCAAGACCTTGCCGAGTTTATGGCGCTGACCAGTGAGGCAACTGTTGCGGTGGTCAATGGTGGTCTGGCCGTTGATCTTTTCAAGCGGCCCAACCGGTTGTCCGCGCGGGTTGAATCGTTGCTTATCGATGGAGCCCCATCGCGTGACTGGTGGAAGCGCCAGGCAGACGCGGTGCAACGAGCATTTGCCCGGGAAGTCCGCACTGGGTTCGTATCGGGTGAGACCACCGAAGCAATTGCCCGCCGAATCGTCGGCATGCGTGGCCAGCCGGGGATTCTCGATGTGACGCTGCGTCAAGCCCGAACGCTGGTGCATTCATCGGTCATGACGGTGGCCAACGCCAGTGTTCAGGAAGTGATTGCCGCGAATGACGATCTTGTGAAGGGCTATTACTGGGTAAGTACGCTAGACAGCCGCACATGCCCGGTGTGCGCTTCGCGTGACGGCAAGAAATACTCGCTGGACCACCGCCCGGCCGGCCATAAGCTGCCGTGGGGCTCAGGGCCCGGTGCCATTCACATCGGGTGCCGGTGCGCGACAACCGCCTGGCTCAAGTCGTACCGTGAACTGGGTCTGGATATCGACGAGTTCGAGCCCACGACCCGGGCCAGTGCAGACGGGCCGGTTTCGGCTGGTCTGACGTTCGAGAAGTGGATCGAATCCAAGCCTGTCGCTGTGCAGCGTGAATGGTTCGGGCCTGGGCGATATGAGATGTACAAGGCCGGCAAGATTACTTTGCGTGACCTGACAACGATGACAGGCCGCGAACGAACGCTGGATGAATTACGAAAGCGTTACGAATAGATCACCCAAACCGCCCGCGTGGCGGTTTTTTTTCGACCGCACAGGGCTGGATGGCTTTGTGCAGTCTTTCGGATCGGATGATCCATTGTCTTATGGCCGGATGGCCGAGGAAACACACCATGAAGCTCAAAACCGTAGAGATCGAAGGCAAGTTCTATGCAGAAGTGCAAGAGGGCAAGCCCGTGTATGTGCATGACGACGGCAAAGAGGTTGCATTCGATGCCGCCGGTACGGTGCAAACAATCTCCCGCTTAAACGCTGAGGCCAAGACACACCGCGAAGGCAAAGAGGCCGCCGAAAAGGCGCTCAAGGCCTTCGAGGGCATCGAGGACCCGAAAGCGGCGCGTGATGCGCTCCAGACAATTGCCAACCTTGACGCAAAAAAGCTGGTGGATGCCGGCGAAATCGAGAAGGTGAAGGGCGAAATCAGCAAGGCTTTTCAAGCCCAGCTCGATGAGGCCAATGCAGGCAGGCAAGCACTAGAGCAGCAACTGTATTCCGAGAAGATCGGCGGCAGTTTTACGCGCAGCAAGCTCATTGCCGACAAGTTCGCCATTCCGGCTGATCTTGTGCAGGCACGGTTCGGGCAGTCATTCAAGGTCGAGGAAGGCAGGATCGTTGCTTATGACCCATCAGGCAACAAAATTTACAGCCGAACCCGGCCTGGCGAGATCGCCGACTTTGATGAGGCCATTGAGGCGCTTGTGGATCAGTACCCATACAAGGAACAGATTCTCAAGCCCACAGGGGCATCGGGCAGCGGTGCGCACTCGCGCGGTGACAGCCATGGTGGCGGATCAACACAAAAGGGCAGCTTTACCGGATCGTCCGAAGAGCGCCTTGCTGCCATCCGGCAGAAATTTCCAGAACTTCAATCTTGACTCTAAGGGGTAAAACACCATGGCTCTGACCGACATGAAGGTTTTCAATGCCTACCTGCGCGAAGCTGTCATCGAGACGCTTGGCCAGATGACCAACCAGTTCAACGCCGCATCGCGCGGCGCGATTCGCCTTTCGACCGATGGGTTTGATGGCGATTTTCTGATGCGCTCGAGTTTCGCCTCGTTGCATTCGGCTCGCCGCCGCGTGGACCGCTACTCGACCAACAGCTCTGTGCAGCCCACCGCGCTCACTCAACTGCAGCACAACAGCGTGAAAGTGGCCGGCGGCTTTGGCCCCATCGTTTGGGAGCCCGGTCAACTGACCTGGGTACAGGAAAACCCTGACCGCGCTATCGAGGTGATTTCGCTGAACATGTCCGAAGCAGTGATGCAGGACATGCTCAACAGCGCCATTGCCGCAGCGCGCGCAGCCATCGAAGCGCAGAACACCGCGACCGTACACAACGGCGGCACCGGCCCGATCAACTACCAGGACATCAACGGCGCACACGCCAAGTTTGGCGACCGCTCCAACACCATCGTGGCCAACGTGATGGACGGCGCTTCGTACCATGCGCTGATTGGCAACAACCTGGCCAACAGTGAGCGGCTTTTCAACGCTCAGGGCGTCCAGGTGGTCGACATTCTCGGCCGTGTGGTGGTAGTGACCGATGCGCCCGCATTGCGTGACGCTGCGACGACCTCCGCGCCAGCGCAAAGCATCGTGCTGGGCCTCGTGTCCGATGCTGTGGTGGTTCACGATGCGGGCGACCTTATCACCAACGTGGAAACCAGCAACGGCAACCGTCGCATCGAAACCACCTTGCAGGCCGACTACACCTTCGGTCTTGGCCTGAAGGGCTACGCCTGGGACACCGCCACCGGCGGCAAGTCTCCCGACGATCAGGCCATCGCCACCGGCGGGAACTGGGACAAGATCGTATCGGACATCAAGCACACCGCTGGCGTGCTGGCCAAGGCATCTGCCTAACGTGGTGTCGATCGTCACATGGCTCTGGCAGGGCAGTCGTGCGTACCTGCCGGAGCACGTCAACACTTTGGCCGGGATGTTCAGGCGCACGCTGAGCATTCCGCACAACTTCATCTGCATCAGTGACACGCCAGATGGGTTTTCGCCGTGCGTTCAGGTCATGCCGATGCCTGAGTCGGCCGGGTGGCTGACGGGCTTCTTGACCCCGGAGGGCGAGCATTTTCCCAGTTGCTACCGGCGCCTGTGGATGTTTTCCGAAGATGCCAAGGTTCTAGGTGACCGGGTTCTGCTGGTCGACATCGACATGATCGTCATGCGCGACACGTCGCATCTTTTTGATGCGAAAGCGGATTTCGTGGGGTGGCAGCCCCGCACTCAATGGGGCGATAAGCCCAGAATTGGCGGGGGCATTTACTTGCTCACGCCGGGCGCGCGAACAGATGTGTACGAGGACTTTTGCGGCCCCTCATCAATCCGCGAAGCAAGGGCGGCCGGCTACCGAGGCTCTGATCAGGCGTGGATGTCCTACAAGCTGCAAGGCTGCGAAGTGTGGCCAGATGAGGCGGGTATCTATTCGCAATCGGATGTGAAGGGGCATCTGGATAAGGCCAGCATCGTGCAGTTCAACGGCAAAGCCAAGCCGTGGAATAGCAAGGGCTGGCATACGGAGTATTGGAAGTGATCAGCGAGGATACGAAATGACAGACTTCCGGGAAATGATCCTGGCCCACAAGGGCAAGCGCATTTGTGTGATGGGCGGGGCGCCGTCCCTTGCTGATGACCTGGCCGCCATCGATGCTGACATGTTCATCAGCACCAATGGGCACGGCGCCAATCTGGTCACGCCGGATTACCTGCTGGCGATGGACGAAATCCACAAGCCAACCGGGCGACCTATGGATCAGTGGCTGCGCGAGCACGGCAGCGCGCCGATTATCAGCCCGCATCCGTATGCCGACATACGCCTCTCACGCTGGCCGCAGGAGCCGCGCTTCGTGCTGTCGGGAATGATTGCCATCTGGGCGGCCTATCTGATGGGCGCAAAGCTGGTTATTGTCGCCGGCATGGATGCCTACGGCGGCGAGGATGGCTACATCACCGAGGCCAGAAAGATTGATCCTGATGTGAATTGCCCGGTGCGCGTGGCGTCCGGCCCGCTGACGGACGTGTGGCCAGCGTACAAGCGCACAGAGAAGTTCGGGCGGTTCACTCCATCGTCAGCCATCGGCGCGTGGATCGGGCGCGATGGAGAAATCAAGGTGCGCGTGATCAAGGCAACCCAGATTCGCGGGCGCGATGTGCGGCCCGGCGATGAGTTGATGGTCATGCGCAATGATGTAGCGCCTTTGCTGCGCCATCGTATGTTGCGCGAGGTCTGATATGGCATTGATCGTCGAATCTGGCGTTGGTCTGGATGATGCCGAGTCGTATGTGTCCGTGGCCGACGCCACGACATACGCGGCCAAGATGGGGCATTCGGCCTGGTCTGCTGTCAGCGTGACCGACACTCAGCGCGAAGCCGCCTTGCGTCAGGCCACGGCCTACATCGACAGCCGGTACCGCTTTCGTGGCAAGCGGCTGACGGATACTCAGGCGCTTGAATGGCCGCGTGATGGATACGCATGGCCACAGAAGCGGGTGGCTGATGCTTGCTGTGAACTGGCGGTGCGTGCGCTGGCTGGGCCGCTGTACGCCGATGTGGATGCTCTGGTCACCGAGGAAACCATCGGGCCGCTCACGACAAAGTACGCCGCCGGCGACGGGCAGGTCAGATTCACGCAGGTTGACGACATGCTGCGCCCGCTGACGGCTGGGGTAGTGTCAACGATAAGGCTGAACCGAGCATGAGCCTGAAAGACGCACAAAAAGCGCTGGCCATGATCCAGCGAGCCAAGAAGCGGGGCAGGGCGGCCGAGCTGACGTTCTCGCGCAGCGGGCAGGGCGAATACAACCCTGAAACTGGTGAGGTCGAAGGCGGCGAGATTACCTTTGCTGGCACCGCAGTGGTCTTGCCTGCTAGTCAAGGCACAGTAGAGGCGTTCGACGTTCGTTTTGAGCGCGGCACGCTGATCGAATCCACATTGCGAGCGCTGCTGATCGCTGCCCATGGAATGGAACATATGCCACAACCCGGCGACAAGGTGACGTTTCCAGACGGGTCTTTCGGCACGATGCTTGGCTGTACACCACTTAACCCTGACGGGGCAAACCCTGTCATCTATCAAGGGACGGTCAAGCTATGAGCTTCGTGCTTGATCTGACCAAATTTGCCGAAAAGGCTGAGGCTAATGTTGAGCAGGTAGTGCGTAAGGCCACGTTTGATGTAGCCAGGTCGGTTGTCGAGAAAACGCCTGTGAAAACAGGCCGAGCCCGGGCCAACTGGCAATTCGGTGACGGAGCAATGCCAATCGGCATGCTTGACGACACGGACAAGACAGGCGAGCCGACAAAAGACAAGCTGTCGGCAGCCATCACGCAAAGCCGGGTCGGAGGCGTCACGTATGTGGCGAACAATCTACCTTACGCTTTGCGGCTGGAATATGGCTGGTCGCAGATACAGGCCCCGGCCGGAATGGTGCGAGTAACCCTAACCGACTACCAGCAGCATGTTAACCGAGCAATACAGGGTCTGAAATGAGCAAGAGACAGATCAGGGCCGCATTTGAATCCAGGCTGAGCGCTTGGACGAAGGCACAAACTCCAGTCGTCCCTGTGGCATGGGAAAACACGCCGTTTACGCCGACGACGTACCCATTTCTACGGGCGTTTATTGTTCCGGATGATACGGACAGCCTGGATCTGGCAGGTGATCACCGGCTTTACACCGGCCTGTTTCAAATAAGCGTGATCGGTGAAGTTGGCAAGGGTGCCGCACAAGCGGAGCGCATTGCCGAGAGCATAGCTGAACTCTTTCCTCTGAACTTACGAATGGCCGTCACCGATGGAGTAGTACTGGTTTATTCGCCAATGAGCGAGGGTCCAGCTATGCCAGACAGCGGGATTTTTACATTGCCGGTCTGGTGCCGGTACAGGATGGACACGATATGAAAGAGAACAAATTAAAAGTCATTTTCCGAGGTGGGCGTTGTCGCGTGTTTACTGAAAATGGCACTGAGCTAGGACACATTGTGAGCGTGCGGGTAAATGCCGAGCGGAAAGCGCCGACCTTGATGTTGGAATTTGCCGATTTTGAATTGGACTCTCAGGTCAGTGCCGACACTCCAAGTCCAGAGCTTCTAGCTCGTTTTGGTTTGACGCAGGCAGATTTTGAGGGCCGAAAATGACCGCATCAACCCTTGAGCTTCACCGAACCTTGATCCGGCTTCTGAAGGGCGCAATCACCGCCTGGGAAAAGTGGCTGGATCATCAGAAGTAACCATTTTTCAACGCTGCCACGCGAAACAGCACGCGCAAGCCTCCTGTTTCAACAGCCTCGCAGAAAACGCAATCGCCGCCATTGGGCGGTTTTTTCATTTCTGGAGGCCTACTATGGCTGTGCAATTGCCAAACGGTGTCGTCTTTTCTTTGGGCACCACAATCGATGCGGCTAAAACCGTTTCATCCATCAGCAACGCAAACCCTGCGGTTGCTACCTCAACCGCGCATGGCTTCGCCAATGGCGACATCATTCTGCTCAACTCTGGCTGGCAGAAGCTGAACGATCGCCTTCTTCGTGTGGCTAACCAGGCATCCGGCACCTTCGAGCTGGCTGGCCAAGATACAACCAGCACCACGCTTTACCCCACCGGCACCAGCGCCGGTTCGGCCAAGAAAGTTTCTGCCTGGACGCAGATTACCCAGGTTCTGGAGTGCTCCACCTCGGGTGGCGAGATGCAGTTTGCGACCTATTCATTCCTTGAGAACGACTTCGAGTCGCAGATTCCGACGCAGCACAGCGCTATGTCTTTGCAACTGAGTATCGCTGACGACCCGTCACTGACTGGCTATGCCGCTTTGAAAAAGGCGGCTGCTGACCGTGTCGCGGTTCCTGTTCGCGCACAAATGCCCGGCGGCTCCGTTATCTATTACATGGGATATGTTTCATTCAATGAAACTCCGACCATGACAAAAAATAACGTGATGGCATGCAATGCGACAGTATCGCTGCAATCGCTGCCTGTTCGTTATGCCACCTAATGAACGTTGATAACCGCAGGTGATACGTAGATAATCAACCCATGAAATATGGAATCTACTTAATTACCTGTCGGTCAAACGATCGCGTATATGTTGGCTCTGCGCATGCCGTCAGTGCACGCTGGAAAAGACATATACGCGATCTAAACGCGCACAGGCACTACAACCCGATCCTGCAGGCCGCTTGGGACAAGTACGGGGAGGCGGCATTTGAATTCTCAATCATCGAAACGTGTGATCCAGAGACGCTTTTAGAGCGGGAAACCTATTGGATAGACCGACACAGATCAGCCGGGCGGGTTTTCAATATTGCGGAACATGCACTGGCGCCCATGACGGGCCGCAGCCACCCGCATGATGTTCGTCAGAAAATCGCCCTCGGAAATACTGGCAAATTGCACACAGATGAGTCGAAAGAGAGGATTCGCCTTGCAAAGCTGGGCACGCCAGGGCATCCCAATCAACGCGCCGCCGTTTCAGAGTCCAATAAAAGCCGGGCAGTCAAAGATGGAACGCGAGAGAAACTGAGGCGGCTCAAAACCGGCCTAACCCATTCCCCCGAAACGAGGGCCAAGATGGCCGAGATTTCAGCGGCTAGATGGAAGAATGAAGAGTTCGTTGAAAGAATGAAGAAGGCGCTTACCGGAAGGAAGCTCACGGAAGAGCATAAAGCCAATATTTCCAAAGGCGGGAAAGGCATAAAGAAGTCGCCCGAGACGATTCAGAGGATGAGGGAAGCGGCTAAGAGGCGCGATCCCTCTATTTACAAGAAGGTAGGAGATGCGCTAAGGGGTAGGCCGAAGTCTAACGAGCAGCGCGCTAAACAGTCAGCCACAATGAAGGCAAAATACGCAGCAAAGAGGGCCGAAAAAGAAGCCCTAGAGAAAGAGATGGTTATTTAGAAGTACCAGCGCACAACTTCACCCGCCCGCCCTTCGCAAGATCGGCGGGCTTTTTCATGCCCGGCGGGTCGCTCCCGTTTGGGCCTTTTTTATATCTATAAAAGGCACACATCATGGCTATCAAGTTTTCGCTTACCCCCAACCCGACATTCAAACGGGATGTTTCTATTCCTGTCCCCGGCGGCAAGACGGTGTCGATCAACTTCACCTTCAAGCACAAGAACCGGGACGCATTCAAGGCATTTATCGATAGCCTGGAAGGGCGTGACGATGTAGATATTGTCCTGGACGTTGCTTCTGGCTGGGCGTTGGATGATGCGTTTAATGAAGAAAATCTGGGCGAATTGACGCAGAACTATCTGGGCTCAGCGCGGGCAATCTTGGAAACCTACATTGCTGAGCTTTCCGGCGCGCGCAAGGGAAACTGACCGAGCTTGCCGAAGCCCTCTATACGCCCGGTCCGGATGAAGCAGAGCTTGCTGCATTCGGCCTGAGCCTTGAGGACTACGGCGAGCAGATCAAAGAAATATGGCCAGAGAACCTGTCGGCCTTTGCTGTTTTTCAGGCTATGTCCACTCAATGGCGAGTTGGCATGAATGGGCCGACAGGGTTGGATTACAACGCATTGCCAGAAATCTGGAAGCGCGTTGAGGTTCGAAAAAAAGAGCGCAACCGGGTTTTCGCTGATCTTCAGGAAATGGAACGGGCCGCGCTGTCGGTCATGGCCAGGCACCGAGAGAAGGCGAAGGGATGATGTTTGGCTGGGGAGTTTGGTAGTGGATGAGGGGAAGCGTAAGACTGTATGAATTTACAGTTTGAAATGTTTCGGCGTCTGTGTAGCATGGCGGTTTCGATGCTTGATAGCCCTCAGCCTAGCCATGCTTGTCATTCCTACAGATATCCTAAGTTCAGCAGAGGTCGTTGAAATGGACTCGGTCGAGGCGGTGTCCGTTGCGCGCGATCTACTGCAGCAGATCAAAGAGCGGTCTACGAGGCTCCTGATTGAATCGTCGCCAGAGATTGGTTCATTCGTTCATTCTGGTCGTTTGTTTGCCGCTAAAGTCGAGTACCTACGGCGACGTTTTCTTGGCGTTCAGGGTGATGTTTCGCTTCTCAGTAATGAGGAGCAGCAGTGGATGGCTGATCTTGAGAGGGCTTTTCGGGATTATGTACAGCAGGTTGTTAGGGGTCTCGAAAAGATGTTCCCGTACGTTCTTGGTCGCGAAGCAGCTGAGATTGTCGACGCTTACGAAGAAATGACCAAGATTGTCCCGGAGCATGCCTTGATAGGGCTATTGATGAGTGCTTATGAGGGTAAAGTGCTTATGACTAATGGTGCACTCGGTTTTAACCGATTTGCAGGCATTCTTATGGGCTCTGTATTTGCGGCACAACAGCTTTTCAGAATGAAAAATATGGGCGAGGCATCAATAGGCGGAAACGAAGATTTATCTAAGATTCCCTGGGTGAAAGAGATAGTTGAGTATGTTGGTGGCGGGACTGTGCTTGCGACGAGAATATGCGCGGAAGCTGGGCTGAGGTCCACTGGTAAGCCTCTGGTGACTGTTCTTGAGTATGACAACCCGCCGGTCGTTTGCATAGAGTACCTTCTAAACGCCTCCCCTAGACAGGTGTGCGACGCAAATGACAAATTAGCCAAGTCAATTGCTATAAATAGGTTGCGAATACCTGAAAATTTTCATATTTGTTTCGGGGTGGCCGAATGAGCATCTCAGAGCACGATTTGATAGACCTAGCCCGGGCCCTTTTTGAGCATGCTGAAGAGGAAGTTGATCATCGCTCGGCTATTAGCAGGGCTTACTATGCCGCGTATCATCGAAGCAAGGATTTTCACGGCAGACTTCCTTACCCAGGGAAAGGGCTGAAGGGCGGCAACGCGGGGGTGCACGAGACATTGATCTATCAGCTGAATAATCCTACGGTGGGCGATAAAAATTTGTCTTTGCATTCGTGTGCTGTAGGCCAGAAGCTTCAGACATTAAAGAAAAGGCGGCATGAGGCGGACTATTTGCTTGGCAGGACGGTAGGCCCACGCGCAGCTGAGCTGGCCATCATTGAGGCCGAGGATTTGCTAAGCTTCACATAGAAGTCATTTTTTTGACGGCGTGCGCTTATGTGGTTGCACCAACTTAGGTCATCGCTGATTGGCGTAGCAAGACTGGAACCGGTCACTTTTTATATTCTTCACCAGCCGACACCACCCGGGCGACTCCACAGTCGCCCTTTTTTGCACATGGCGCTATAGTCTCTGTATCTTTTTGATGCGGGAGCGGGGATGGCAGGCAGCTACTGTGTGGCTTGTGGGGGCTTTACGCTATTCAGAACCGTTGGGGATATCAGAGAGTGCAAATGCGGCTACAGAGACTCGAAGCCGGGAAGGTTACAGCGTCCGAAGTCGTATCTTGGGCCGCAATATCCAGTCGATGAGGATCCTCTGGAGTTTGTTAGAAGGTCTGTGCTAGAGGCTGATGTGCAACGCAAGCGACGTTGAGCAAGGAGATTCATTAAGGGCGTGCATTGATTGCACGCCCTTTTGCTTCAAGCGTGAATTGGCTCGACGGTGAGCCTCACGCCGGCAGCACGCGCCAGTTTCAGTACAGTGTCGTAGCGTGGTTTGGCACCAGGGGCCAGGGCTTTGTAGAGACTTTCCCGTCCTACGCCGGCATCCTTTGCCATTTTGGACATGCCGCGAGCCTTGGCAACGTCAGCAAGTGCTGACAAAAATAGCGATGGATCTTCCTCTTCTAGGGCGGCTGAGAGGTATTCGGCGATAGCTTCTTCGCTGTCAAGATACTCGGCGGCGTCGAAGGGGGCGATTTTGATGGTGCTCATGGTTGTTCCTCTTGAATTTGCTTCCACATGGCAACGGCTGCGTCGATGTCTCGCTTTTGGGAGGACTTATTGCCCCCAGTGAGCAGCAAGTAAACCGTGCGTCCCTCTTGGGCGTAGTAGACCCGATAGCCTGGCCCGAAGTGAATGCGCATTTCCCACACCCCATCACTGATGGGCTTTACATCACCGAAGCTCCCCTGACTGGCTTGTTGGGAGCGGATGATGATCTTTGCTCTGGCTCGCAGATCCTTTAGGCCTGCCAGCCAACTGGAAAACGCTTCAGTGCGGTTGATTGTGTACATTCAGGGATAGTATCCGAATGGATACGTAGGGGTCAAGAGTTGCCGCCCTATCAGGCGGCTGTCTTTGTTGGTATAGTCACCTGTATCTAATTGATACGGGGGCAAGCGTGGGAACGATAAAAATTCATGCCGGTGATTTTCCTACAGGGAAAGCGTCATCGCACTTTTCTGCCATTGTTTTTCCGTGGAAGCCTGGTGATGGCTTTTCTGCCGGGGAGTGCGTTCAATTTACCGATATCGAAGCTCTTGAAGTGGCAAATGAAGAGAGCGTAAAGAAGCTTGGAGGAACAGTAGGGTGGGGCGTGGTTGGGGCAACGCTGCTTGGGCCTGTCGGGATGCTGGCGGGCCTTTTGGCCGGAGGGCGCAAGAGCGAGGTAACGTTCGTGTGCAAATTTAAAGACGGGCGCAAAATGCTCGCGACAACAGACAGTAAAACATTTACGAAAATGCAAGCAGCGATCTTCTAAGGTCGTGCAATATTTACACGCCGCCTTCTGGCGGTTTCTTTTTAACGAGCCACCTTCGGGTGGCTTTTTTTATGGGTGAAGCATGAGCGAAGTCGCAAGCCTAGTTATAGCGGTGGACTCGACAAGCGCGGATGGTGCTGTTCGCAGCTTACGCGACCTAGCGCAGCAGGGCGCAGTCACAGAGGCGGCCGTCAAAAAGACAGGGGGGTCTGGCGTCGCCCTGAAAAGTGTGTCGCGTGAGGCTGATGTTGCAGCCAGGGCTATGGATTCGCTCGCGTCCGCAGCCAAGGGTGTGGTGGCGACACTAGGTGTAGGCGAAATCATTCGCATGTCGGACACCTATCAAAAGTACAACGCGCAATTGAAGCTGGCGACCACTTCAACCGAGGGCTTTGCCAAGGCCCAGGAGGATGTGCGCAGGATTGCCAGGACCGCGCAGGCGGGTCTTGAAGGCACGGCTACGCTCTATGCCCGGATTGCTAATAGCACGCGTGATCTTGGGGTCAGTCAAGCGCAGGTAGCTAAAGTTACGGAAGCTATTAGCCTGTCGCTCCGTGTTTCCGGCGCAACAGCAGAGGAGTCCGCTTCTGCGATGCTGCAACTGTCGCAAGCTTTCTCGTCTGGAGTGCTGCGCGGCGAAGAATTTAACGCAGTCAATGAGGCCGCCCCGCGCTTGATGAAAGCGCTTGCCGACGGCATGAACGTTCCGATTGGAGCTCTTCGCCAGATGGCGCAAGATGGGCAGATTACCGCCGACATCATGGTTAATTCGCTCTTGCGAGTGCTTGGCCAGGTCAGGGAAGAGTCGGAAGAGTTCAAAAATATTGGTGGCTCATTCACCAATCTGAAAAACGCTGTCCTTGAGCTTGTTGGCACCCAAGCGGATGCAAGCGGATTCGTTAAGGTGGTAACGACCGGCCTTGATGCTCTTGCAAAGAACCTTGATACGGTGATTGGCCTTGCTGGCCTATTGGCCGGCGCACGTCTTGCGGGAACGCTTGCAGGTATTGCCACTAACATTAAAGGCGTTTCCTCAGCGACTCTAGTGCTAAATGGGCTTGCAACAGCAGCCACGGCTGCGCGTGGCGCACTTGCGTTTATCGGCGGATCAGTCGGCTTGCTGACTGCTGCCTTGGGCTTAGGCGCCTCCGCCTGGATTTCGTACAAAAACAGCGCAGCAGAAACAAAGTCCGTTTTGGATCTGACCGGTCAGTCTGTCGATTCCATTAAGAGCAAAATCGATGAGCTCAGCGCAAGTCAGCTGGAGCTGGCGAAGTCGCAGGCGCTTGAGGCGCTTGCCAGAGACGCCGAAGAAGCCAACAAAACCCTGCGGGCAATGATGTCATGGGACGGGTTTGGCACAAAGCAAGACGCTGCAGCATTTAACGAATTTCGGCGCGGCCTGCAGGAACTGGCCGCCGATTCGACCAAGACCGCAGACCAAGTGAATGCGGACATGCAAAGGTTGATTAATACTTTTGCTGAATCGTCCGAGCTTGGGGAAATGCGCAAGCAACGGCTGACGGAAAATGCGCAGGCATATTTGACTTTCAAAAAGGCTATTGAGCTGAGCAATGCCGTTGTTAAAGAGGCTAACGACAGTCAGCGTCAGTCGGCAGATACGCTAGATGATCTTGCTCGGGCTAGCCGCAGCGCAGCAATAGAAGCGGCTAATCTGGCCATGGGTATCGCCCCGGAAAAGTGGCAGGAATACATCGCCAAACTGGACGCGGCCGCTACAGTGGTCGGCATGAACGCTCAGCAGATGGCTGAGTACTCGGCGAGCGTGGCTGGCGCAAGCGAAGATCAGGCCAAGTTGGCCGGAGTGTTGGCCGCCACCGAGTCCGCCGCAAGGGATCTTGAAAAAGCGACTCGGGAAAAAGACATCAAGGCGCAAGAGGGGGCAAAGGCCGTACTGGAAGGCTTGGTTGCGCAAGAAGTGCAGATGCGCCTGAATATCAAGCGCGCCCAGGAATACGCCTCGATGGTGGCCATGGGCTTTTCTAAAGCTGATGCGGACTATTCTGCCGGAATCATCGCGGCGGCAATGGGTCCCGAGTACGAGAGAGAAGCGCTTGCCAGGGTGGAGTCGCTGTTCGAGAATATCAAGAACAATACAGTCCCCGAGGTCAAAAAAGCGACCAAATCGGCAACGGACGCCATCGCAGAGCAAATCAAGGCGCTCAAACTTCAGGCTGAAACGGTCGGCATGTCTGCCGACAAGGCGACGCTGTATAAGCTGGCGACCGAAGGGGCTACCAAGGCGCAGCTGGCAAGTGCCAAAGCCGCGCTGGATTCCCGTCGCGCAGGGGAGTTGGCGTTGATCCTGGCTGAAAAGCAGGTGGATACATCCAACGAGGTGATCAAGGCTGCACTTGATGAGGCGCGGCGCAATCAGGATCTGGCCAAGACATTTGGCATGTCAGCGGTAGCGATTGAGCAGATGACGGTTGCTCGCCTCGAGCACGAGCTTACCCGGGCGCAGTCTGAGGGTAAGGATCAGGAAGAAATCGACCGCCTGAAAAGGTTGATTGAGCTGCGCAAGGAAAACGTTGGCGCCCTTGTTTCGCTCGAAGCCAAAGAAGCCGAGAAAGCCGCGTGGGAACAATGGTCCCGCGATGTCGAAGGCATCTTCCAGCAAGTCAGCCAATCCCTCACCGACGCCATCTTCGAAGGCGGCAAGTCAGGCCGTGATCTGGTCAAGGATTTGTTCAAGACGCTGACCCTTCGCGTGCTGATCAATCCGGTGATGAACTCGATTCAGGGTGCGGTGACCAATTCGCTGGGCGGGGTGTTTGGGTTTAACAATCCGCAGCAGGGTGGGGGCGCAAACGTTCTCGGCATGGCCCAGAATGCACAGTCGATGTATTCGGCGTATTCGGGCGGTTTGTCATCAACGCTTGGGCAAGGCGCAAGCTGGCTGGGCAAGCAGATCGGCTCAGAAGCGTTGAGTTCGTTCGGGCTGGGTTTGACCGGTTCTGCCGGCGCAGCCGGTACGGTTGCTGGTATCACCTCTATCGGCACGGGCCTTGGTGCGTCTTTGGGCGCATCCATCGGCACAAGTGCGGCATCGATGGCAACGACCACGTTTTCGGCTTCGCTGGCTGGCACTTCAGCGGCAGCTACAGCCGGGACGGTAGGGTCAACCGTTGGCGCTGGTGCGGCAGGCGCCGGAATGAGTCTTGGCGCGGCCATCCCCTACGTCGGGCTGGCAATCGGCGCGGCCTCGTTGCTCAGCGGCTTATTTGGCGACGACGAGCCCAAAACCCGGCACGGCCAGTGGGAATGGGCTGAAATGTCCGGCGATAACTGGGGCATGAAGTTTCGCGATAGTCGCCAGCCCGCAGGCACCGGTGACGCCATTACGCAGTACGCCCGCAGCGCAGTCGATTCGGCCAACGCCACCTTCGGCAAGCTTGGGGTCAATGCGGCCATCGAATACTTCTACGCGACAACGAACTCCAGCGTGAAAGGCGACCGTAACGGCGTTGCCTCTGGCGGGACGTTGATCGTGGATAACGCTCAGGCAACCGAGTTCGGGCTGATGAGCTATGGCGGCGACCGGACCAAGTACGGCTTCGGCGGCTGGTCCAAAGAGGAAATGTTGCCACGCTTGCAGACGGACATTCAGTTGTCGATTCTGCAGGCCTTCCAGACGCAGGTGGACAAACTGCCAACGGTGCTGGCTGACATAATCCGAGGGGTGAATATTCGGGGGCTGGATGCCTCAGGCGCACAGGCATTGGCCGAGCAGTTCAACGCCATCATCACCGGCGTGGACATGCTGCAGGAAGCGGCCAAGTCATTGCCGTTCGAGCAGTTGCGTGACCTGTCGTTTGATGCGGCCGCCGGGATCATTCAGTTTGCGGGTGGGTTGGACAACCTCAACGCAGGGTTGACCACGTATTACGAGAATTTCTATTCGGAGGCTGAGAAGCAGCAGAAGGTATGGGCTGATATTGACAAGGTGCTGGAGGGTGTTGGCCTGACGGCGCCCAAGACCCGCGATTCGTTCCGTGAGCTGGTTGAAGCCCAGGATCTGACGACAGAAGCTGGCCAGCGGGCCTATGTCGCGTTGTTGGGTGTGTCGGGGGCGTTTGCGCAAGTGTCGGCCGAATCGGAGCGTTTGGCAGAACAAAAGCAGCAGGATGCCAGCGCTGAGCGCGGCGAGGTGATCGCAGCACGCCGAGCTATCGAAAAAGCACAGCAAGAGGCTTTTGATGCGTCTGTGAAAGCTTACGAAGAAGGCGCAAAGCCTTTCGAGGAGCTTCGCACAACGCTGCTGTCTGCTGGGGATGCTGCGGGGCTGCTGGGCGCAACGATTGAGCGCGCCTTATCGAGCCCGCTCGGCAAATACATGGCGGGTGGCCGCGAGTATGACTTGCCGCGCTGGGAATCTGACACCATCGCAGCCAGGTTTAACTACGAGTGGGGCGTGATGCAGATGCGCATCGCGCGCGATCTATCGGACGACATTTCGGCCAACGCGCTGCGAATCGAAAACGCTGGCTCTGCATTGCGTGACCTGACGCCCAACCTGGGCGAATACGGCCCGGTTGTCGGACCGCTTGCGCAGGCGCTTACCACCGCCGTGGTGGATGCCTCGGGCGACATGGGCTATGCCGTGCGTGACTCTGTGTATCAGGCGATGTTGGGCGTGGCCCAGCAAGACGTGTACAGCCAGTTTGCATCACGGGGCGCAGGGCTTGCGGATATTCGCTACGCGCAGCAGCAGGCCGGATGGGCCAGTCAAGCCGGGTGGGTGCGTGACATGGGCATGCAGTTTGGTGCTGATGTGGTGGCCTACGGCAACGCGGTTGACAAACTGTCGGGTCGCCTGCGCTCAGGGCAGATCACGACCGAGCAGTACGAATCGGCAGTTGACGCACTGAATCGCACGATGCCCACCGCAGCCGAATTGCTGGGCGATACCGAGGCGCAGTTGCAGCGCATGGCTGATGCCGCGCGAGAAGTTTCATTGGCCGGCGCACGCAGCATCGATCACTACTTCGGCGAGCTTCGCAAGATGGCGCAGGAGCTTGAGAAAACCGAGGAGCCGATCAACAAAGCCACGGCAGCCATCGGCCGGATGAACTCGTTTGCGGAAGCCTTTGGCGTGTCCGCAGCAGCGGCAGGCGACTACAGCAGCCGCACCGGCGAGGCCGCGCTGATCGCGCAAGCGGCGGGCATAGCGGCCAGCGTGCTGACCACGGCCGATGCTAGAAAGGCGGCTGAGGAGTTAGCCAAAGATGCAGCCTTTGCCGGGGTGGGCGGCACCGAGTTGCGCGATATGGCGCTGCTGGTAGACGGCATCAAGGCGTTCGACCCGGATAGCTGGGAGCGGTCGATGATCCGCATGTCCGACGCACTTGGGCAGGGCGTGATTGATGAAGGCCAGTTCGCCGCGCTGTTCAACTACAGCTTGGATGTGTTCGAGGACGTTTTCGAGGACACGGCCCGCACGGCGCAGCAGCAGCTTGAGCAATCGATCCGGCAGCATGAGCAATCGATCCGGCAGCATGAGCAATCGGCGCAGCAGCTTGAGCAATCGTTTGATCGGTTGCGCGATGCTGCCGAATCGCTTGCCGATGAACTGCTGCTCGATCGTGATCTCACCACCCTGTCGTTCGGCCAGCAGTACGCCGAGGCGCAGCGTCAGTATCAAGAGGTCATGCGCCGCGCGATGGGCGGCGATGCGGATGCGGCTGGCGACCTTGACCGCGTGACGCGCAACTTCCTGGAGCGATCCGCCGACAGCCGCGACGAAATCCAGTATCGGCGGGATTTTGCAGTAGCGGTCAACAGCCTGCGGCAGATCGAAACGAGCAACCCCATGAAAGAGATGGCCACTGAAATCAAACGGCTTAACCAGGAGGTCGAGGGTTTACGGGCCGATCTTCGCGCGGCCAACGCCACGGTGGCCAGCAACACGAACGAAACGACGCGCGAGCTTCGGCGCATTAACGCTACTGGAATCAAGGTGCAAGCATGATTAGGTCTGATTACCCGCTCACCATCACCAAGCCGATCACCATCACTGATGCAATCCTCACGTCCAGCACGGTCGCCGCAGACACTACGCCGCTGTGGTCTGCGGCCACGAACTACACCGCCGCACAGGTGGTGCGCCGCCCCAATCACCATCTGTACGAATCGGTGGCGGGTGGCACGGACAGCACGCCGCCGGAGCAGGCAACGGGCGGCGAAACCCCCAAGTGGGTCGACCTTGGCCCAGTCAATAAGTGGCGCATGTTTGACCCCCGGCCCGGCACGCTGACGACCGACACCGACGAGATCGAGGTCGTGCTCACGCCGGGCACGAGCATCGGCGCGTTGGGCGCGCTCGAACTCTATGGGGTGCAGCGCATCGAGGTCACGATGACAGCCGGGGGCATCGATGTATATCACCGCGAGATAGGCCTCAGCGCATCGACGCTCGCCTCGATCTTCGACTGGTTTTTCACGGACGCCGTCCTCGAAACAGAAACCGTGCTGATGGACCTGCCGCAGCAATGGCCCGCCGCCACGCTCACCGTCAAATTCTCAGGCTCCGGCACCATCGGCGTGGGCATGCTGATTATCGGCAGGCCGTTTGAGGTCGGCGGCGCGGAGTGGGGCGTAAGCGCGACGATTGATGATTGGTCGCTGAAACTGCGCGACGAGCGCTTCGGGACGGTCGAATTTATCAAGGGCGAGTACAGCAAGCGCGTGAAGCTGCGCACGATCCTTGAACCCGGTCGATTCAATCTCGTCTACCGGCAGCTTGCTGGCTTTCGCGCCACGCCCTGCCTGATCTCCCCCGCATCATCACTGCAGCAATTCTCCGGCCTCGTCATTTTCGGCGTCTTGTCATTCGACGTGGACGTTGCGTACCCCACTCTCTACTACTGCTCGATGGAAATAGAAGGACTCGTATGACTATTCCAAATCTCCCCCTGCTCGACCCGTTCAGCCCCACGTTTCGAGGTGATGTAGATGCGTTTTTCGGCGGCCAGATTCAGGCGACGATCAACGCTATCAACCCCGAAATCGAGCGCATCAATCAGATCGGAGCCGGGGCGTTTACGGCTACTTCGTCAACGTCGCTCACTATCGTTGCACCTGGCACGATCAATTTGACAATCAACACCGGAAAGAGCTTTGTGCCTGGGCAGTTCGTCATCGTCGCCCGCACCGCCTCGCCCGGTGATTACATGGCCGGTCAGGTCGTCAGCTACAACGCGGGCACCGGCGCGATGGTTGTGAATGCAACAGCTTCGAGCGGTTCTGGCGCGCACTCTGGCTGGACAGTATCCGTCACATCTATCGTGAGTGCGCTAGAACTCGACAGCATCATCGTGCTGACCAGCGGCACGAGTTGGACAGTGCCAGACGGGGTGCGAAAAGTTGTGGGGTACGTGGAAGGGGCGAGCGGAAGCGGCGGCGTTGGGAATGGGACGATTGCAGGCGCAGGTGGAGGAGGAGGTGGTGGTGTGAAGTTTGTGGCTGACGTTACTCCAGGGGCTGTGTATCCAATAGCCATCGCTGCTGCTCCCACGAATGGTGGTGGCGGGTCTTCCTCGATCACGATTGATGGGCAAGTATATCAAGCCGATGGCGGCGACAAAGGTAGCGGCGGAGGAGGAGCCCCAGGCAATGGCGTGGGTGGTGAAAATCGAATTGCTTTCCGTGGGAATGCCGGACATAGTCCCGCCCCCTCCGGCAGTGGTTTACCCCTGGGCGGGACATCAGCTTTTGGCGGATCAATAGGCGGCGTTGGGGTGCTATCAAGATCGCCGGGGAAAGGCGGCGCAGGCAGAATCGTTCTGGAGCTTTACAAATGACAACAACCCACATTATCGAAAACGGCATCGTCATAAACACAATCGTTGCGACGCCCGAAGAAGCGCAGGTCGCATACCCCGACGCGCTTTGTATTGATGCCGATCAACACCCCGGCGGCATCGGCTGGACATGGGATGGCGAGCAGCTTGTGCCACCACCTGCACCACCAGAACCTGTGCCCGAAGAAGTCGAAGGCTGGCGAGCAGAAGTCGCCATGAAAGCGACGCCGGTAGACCCGGAAGATTCCCAGAGCCAGAACGTATGGGATCGTGTGCAAGACATTTTCGCTGCCATGCCTGATGGCATCGAGAAGATCACGGCCCAGACTGTGCTGGCGAGGGGGAAGATTCGCCGTGACAGCCCCATGCTCGCGCAGCTTGCACCGCTTGTGCCTTTGAGCGAGGAACGGGTAGACGATCTTTTGCGTCTGGCGGGGGGCATCCAAGCATGAACGCCCACCGCCTCATCAAGATCGGTGATGCCCTCAGTCAGCTGGCCAACGTGACGCTCTTGCCCCGTCACCGTGAAACCACGGCCAACGAGTCAATCTCAGGCCGTGCCCATCGATGCCGCTGGTACCGCACTGAGCGACTGATCGACTGGCTCTTTACGCCTTGGGAGCGTGATCACTGCCGAAAGGCGCACGAAAAGGACATCGAGCGTGCCCTACAGTGGGTAGCGATGCACAGCAAGAAATGACCCGGCCAAGCGCCGGTTTTTTACGCCCTCCGAGTGAGGGCTTTTTATTGCCCGAAAGGAGGGCCAATGGAACCAACAAGCAGCACAACAGGGGCGTCATTCGCTGCCTGGAAAGCCATCGGAGGGCTCGCGGGGATGGGCGCAATCGGCGCGGGTCTGGCCGCCATCGTCGTGATGTGCCTGATGCCCCCGCGTACCTGCGGTGAATGGGCGGTGGGCCTGATCAGCACCGTAGTGGGCAGCATCAGCGGCGGGGCCTTCGTGATCCAGCACTATCAGCTGCAACACTGGATGTATTCGCCCTTCGGCCTGGTGGCCACCCTCGGGCTGGTCTTTGCCTGCGGACTGCCGGCATGGGCCATCGTTCGCTGGGTGTTCAATTTCATTGACAAGCGCAAGGGCAAAGACATCGCTGAAGTGGTGGCCGAGCTGCGGCGCAAGGCCCAAGGGGGTGAGTGATGCTCGGCTTTCTGAAAAACCTTTTTGCTCAACCGGTCCAACCCGCGCAACCGGTCCAAAGTACACCGGCCCCACCTCCCCCGGGCAGCAAGCCTGACTTCAATCTGGCCTTTGACCGTCTGATCGGGCACGAAGGCAACTTCACCGACCATCGCAACGACAAAGGCAACTGGACGGGTGGTCGCGTGGGTGTTGGCGTGCTCAAGGGCACGAAGTTTGGCATTTCGGCCATGACCTACCCAGAGCTGGACATCAAGAATCTCACGCTCGATCAGGCCCGGGCGATTTACTTTCGTGACTTCTGGCTGCGGGCCGGTGCAGATCAATACGACGGTGCCATCGGGTACCAGGTGTTCGATGCGGCGGTGAATCACGGGATCGAGAACGCGGTCAGGATTCTGCAGCGTGCCGTGCGCGTTGCTGACGATGGCGACGTCGGGCCTCTGACGCTCAAGGCGGTTCAGGCCATGTCGGTGACCGACGTACTGATGCGGTTCAACGCCCAGCGAATCCGGTTCTACACCCGGCTGTCGACCTGGTCGGACTTCGGCAAGGGCTGGATGAACCGGGTTGCGGGGAATCTGGATTATGGGGCTGATGATGCTTAAAGCGATCTGGGGGAAGGCTTGGCCCTACATCGCCGCCATTGGCGCGGCCTTCGCTGCCGTGCTGGCCATACGCCAGTCAGGCAAGGCGGCGGGGCGTCAAGAAACCCGTCAAGAAATCAACGAAGCCATCTCAACACAACGGAGCAAGATCAATGAAGCCGATACGCGCACTTCTCAAATGGATGACCGTGACATGCGTCGTGAGCTTCGCAAGTGGGTGCAGCCTGACGCCGAGGGTGATTGA